GAGGGGCACCATGCACCGTGTAGCCTTCTCCATCCACGAGGATAACACCCAGCATCTCGCCCTCAATGGTACGCTCTTGACCACTTCGGCGGGGGCTGCGGGAAGGGAAGCGGCGGTGAACGCGAACCTTTATGCGGGGAGCGACAAGGACGGGGCGAACCATGGTAACTGTTTGTTATTACCGTATGTATATGAGGTGCCGTGGTCGGCTGCGGAGTGCGAATACTACAGCACCCTGCAAGCGCCGCCGCCGAGGGCAAGGAGGGTGGCGTAGATGGAAATCCGCATAACCCGCGTAGAGCAGATAGGCCCGACGGTGGGGGTATGGGGGGAAGATGACAAGGGCAACCCCTGCTTCACCCAACACATCAACCAGGAGCCGGACGAGACCGGCATCTTCTCCATGCTGCTGACCGACCTGCTGGCCCCGAAGGTTAAGGAAAAGCCGAGCATCCCGGCTGAAAAAGGTATTGAACCGCCGATGACGACACCCAGTAAAATCCCGCAGGAGAAGCTGAATGCGGCTAAGGCGGTCGTGGAGAAATATAACTTGCTGTCGGAGCAGCAGAAGCGGTGCTGGTTCCCGGAAGGGGGTGAGCTGATTGCTGAAGATAAGGTTTAAGGAAAACATGTACATCGACGGCATGGGCTACGAGAAGGGCGAAGAGGTGAAGATGGCGAAGTGGCTGGCCCAGGCCTTTATCGGGATGGGCGTGGCCGAGATCGCCACCAGGCCTACCCCGCAGAAACCGGCGGAGGAAAAGCCCGCCGAGAAGAAACCCCCTGCGAAGAAGCAGAAGAAGAAGGCGAAGTAGATGGGGATGAAGCTCGAAGGGGCGGACGGCCTCTCAAAGAAGTTTCAGAAGATAGTGGATAACGCGGCTACCAAGATGGAGGCCGCCGTTACCGTCGGGGCTATGAAGGTGATGAACTCAGCGAAATCCAAGGCCCCCTATAAGACGGGCAACCTCCGCAGCTCTATCCATGTCGAGCCGAGAAGTTCGGGCAAGGATGAAGCGGTCGTAGAGGTGGGGACCGACGTGGAGTATGCCCGCCGCATGGAGTTCGGCTTCAGGGGCACGGACTCCCGGGGCCGCAAGTATAACCAGGGGCCCCATGCCTACTTGAGGCCAGCTTTAGACGAGAACAAAGCCAAGGTCAAGAGCGAGATCGAGAGGGCGGTGAAAAAACTACTGTGATAGAGACAGAGCTGCGCACCTGGCTTGTCGCCAACATCGCCGCCGTGGGAGGCAGGGTCCATCCCCGCAAGCTGCCGCAGGAACCCGTCTTTCCCGCTCTTACCTACACCAGGATATCCGGCCTACCCTGGCCTGCCCATGACGGCCCGGTGGGAAAGAGCGATTCGCGCTTTCAGATCTCCTGCTGGTCGCTGGAGAAGCGGGCCGGGGGAACGGGGTATTACGGGGCGAAGGAGCTAGCCGAGGACCTCCGGCAGGCGCTTCACTGCTATACCGGGGCCATGGGGACCGAGACCGTAGAGGCCTGCTTCTGCTTGAACATGACGGACTTGGGAGACGATGAGGCCGAGCTGCAGCAGGTAGCTTGCGATTACCTCATCACTCACACCGAGGCGTAAAAACAAGAGCTATACAGGCTTTGATATATAGGGCTTTATGCCCGGACGTAGGCCGCATGAGGCGGCCTTTTTATTTGAAGGAGGATAGATAGAAATGGGAGCCCACGCTTTCGGAACGAGTATATCCATCGACGGTAACCCCATCGGCGAACTGGAAAACATCGGTGGTGTCTCCGTCAAGACCGAGATGGCGGATGTATCTCACCACGCATCGGCGAACTCATTTAGGCAGAGAGTGGCCGGAATGCTCGATGCGGGCAATGTGCCGATCTCGGGCAACTTCCTGCCGACCGATGCCACGGGGCAGATAGCCCTGCAGGCCCTGCAGCTCACGAGGGGCACGGGGGTATTCGTCATCACCCTGCCCGCGGCCTTCGCCACCACCTTTACCTTCACGGCCTACGTGGAGGAATGCAAGATCGGCGACTTCCCGATCAACGGCAAGGTGCCCTTCTCGGCTTCCCTGAACATCACGGGCAAGCCGGTGCTCGCGCTGACCGCGTCCAACAACATCACCGACCTCACTGTGACCGATGACGTCGGAGCGGCCACGCTCTACCCGGCCTTCGCCGCGGCCACTTACGAGTACGTCGTGGTCACCAACGCGGCGGCCGTCACCTACCACGTCAACGCCACCTTCGCAGCTGGCACCTGCACCTTCGAAGACGGCAACGGCGGGTCGCAGACCCTGCTCACGACGGTGGACTCCAGCGAGATCGCCATCGACGACGCCGACTTCCACACCGATACCCTGACCGTCCAGGAGACCGGCAAGACGGCCAAGGTGTACACGCTGCATATCCAGAACGCATAAAGACGGGATACGACTCAAGGGGCCGTCCATCCCGGGCGGCCCCACTCTATTTAAGGGGTGAACCATGAACATTCCGCGCGCGAGAGAGATCACCGTTGACGGAACGACCTACAAGCTCCTGCTCAACCTGAATGCCCAGTGCCTGTTCGAGGAAATGAGCGGGCAGAACTTCTACCGGGTAATGAACGACCCGGAGTATCAGGCGACCGCCACCGAGGACCGCCTGCTCTTCTGGTGCATGCTGCGGAAGTACCATTCCGAGATCACCATCGAGGAAGCGGGAGAGCTGATGGTGGCCACCTCATCGGTGATCGAGGCCATGGGCAAGGCTATTAGGGACTCGCAGTCGGAGCCCCGGGAGAAGGCCGAGGGGGAGGAGCCAACCCCTACCGTACCGACTGGCTAGCGCTCTGGTCAGTCGGAGTAATCGAGCTCGGCCTGTCCTCGGATGAGTTCTGGTCTCTCACCATGCGGGAGTTCGACGCCCTCCTCGGACACTACCGCAAGGCCGAGCGCATAAAGGACGTCCGGGCCGCGCTGGCCCCCTGGGTCCTCTGCTCCATCTACAGTGAAAATCCCCCCACCCTCAAGGAGTGGATGGATTGCTATATGCCCTGGGCGAGCGAGAGGCCAGCCAAGCAGACCCCGGAGGAAATGCAGCAGATGTTCATTGCCCTTAACGCCTTACTCGGCGGGGAGGTTACATGTTCGGCGACGCCATAGATAAACTGTTCGTCCTCATCGGCGCCAAGTCCTCCATGTCGGACGACTTGAAGAAGCCGGAGAAGGACGTAAAGGACTTCGAGAATAAGGTGGAGCGGTCCGGCACCAACATGGACCGCCACTTCGGCGAGACCTTTAAAAAGATCGCCAAGGGTGCCGCCATCGCCTTTGCCGGTATGGCCACCGGCGTGGCCCTGCTCGGCAGGGAGATGCTGGAAGGCGCAGGCGAGGTCGAGCGCTACCGGGCCATCCTGGAGACGGTCACGGGATCCGCTGAGGTAGCAGGCCAGAAGCTGGACTGGCTGCGGGAGTTCGCCGAGAAGACCCCGTTTGAATTGCCCGGCCTCATGGACGCCGCGGTCAAGCTGGAGGCCTACGGCTTTGCTGCTGAAGAGTACATGACTGTACTCGGCGATACCGCCGCCGCCATGGGCAAGGATGTCGGCGACGCAGTGGAGGCCCTGGCCGACGCCACCATGGGGGAGTTCGAGCGCCTCAAGGAGTTCGGCATAAAGGCAACCACCGAGGGAGCGCAGATAGCCTTCAACTACACCGACAAGAGCGGTCAGCAGCAGAAGGCGTTGGTGGATAAGAACAACAAGGAGATGATCGCCTCCACCTTAACGGCTATCTGGAACGAGCGCTACGAAGGTGCCATGGAGAAGATGTCCACCACCTGGGAGGGCATGGTCTCCAACTTAAAGGACTCCTGGTCAACGGTCATGGCGGACGTCGGCGCCAGTATCATGCCGACCATGAAGCCCTTCCTCACCGAGGTTATCGACTTCGTGGGTGGAGACACCATGAAGGGCGCCCTTACCGAACTGTCCGGGGCCTTCGTGGATATCGCCAAAGCGGGCATGGACGTCTTCGAGTCTATCGCCCCCTTGCTCGCCGATGTCGCCGGGCTCGTGGGGGAGATAACGGAAGAGTTCGGCCCCGTCATATCGGAGGTCCTCGGCAGGCTCGGGGAGATAGTCGGCGATGTTATTTCGCAGATGACCGAAAGCGGCCTCATCGAATCCTTAGCCGAGATCGCCGGGATACTCTCCGACAGCATACTCGATGTCCTAGAGGACATCCTGCCCATTGTCATCCCCATCGTGGATGCTTTTGTCTCCCTCGCTAAGCCCTTGCTGGACATAGCCAACAAGGCCGGGATACTCCAGGCACTTATCTACGCATGGGCAGGGGCCAAGGTTGTTGGCGGGATAACCGCCCTGGCGGGTGGGTTCGCTGGTATCGCCAGTTCCGTTGCGGGCATAGGCACCGCCGCTGCCGGGGCGCAGGGGGCGGTGGGTGGCCTTTCGGGTGCCCTGAGCGGCCTCAGTGGGATAGGCATTGGAGCCGCAGCTGTGGGCATCTACGCCATCACCGACGCCGCTAAAAAGTATTTCCAGGCATCGGAAGAATTGATGCGCTCCCAGGTCGCAGAGATGAAGACGGTTGCTACCGCCTGGGGTGAGATGGGTGAGGACGCCTATAACAACATCAACGCCTGGCTCAACGAGATGGGCATAGCCGGGGAGACGGCGGTGCAGACATTCGAGGAAGGATACCGCGCCATCATCGAGGGCGGTATCAAGATGGGGCATGACATGAAGGCCGTGCCCCCCATCATCACCCAAGCCCTTGAATCGGAGATACCCGAATTGGAGGCGGTCGGCTGGGAGGGCATGGAGGGCTACCTCGGTCAAATGCTCGCGGCGACAGGCCAGATCGCCCCCGATCAGATAGGGGCGGTCAATGCCAAGATAACCGCCGACTTAAAGAGCGGGGACCCTGACAGGCAGCAGTCGGCCATAGACTCCATGAAGGGCTACCTCGATGCCATGGTGGAGAATAGCACTCTGACCCCGGGACAGCGTGACGCCATCCTTTCCTCCATCAAGGACAGCCTGGATATATCCGGCTCCCTCTACTCCTGGGGTGAGTACATGGGCCGCTCCTACTTAAACGGCCTGGCCGCCGCGGTAGGGGGCACGGTCGTTCCCGGTGTCGGGGTATCCGTCCAGGCCCCTGGAGGCACGGGGCGCCAGATACTCCACGAGGGCGGCCTCGTCCTGCACGGGGGAGGCATCGCGGCCATCCGGGCGCACTCAGGTTATCTCGCCCCCAGGGAAGTCCCGGCAATCCTGGAGAGGGGCGAGCACGTCACCCGGGCCTCATCCGTCACCCCCCGCACCCTGCCCGTCCTTTCGGCCATCAACGCCCAGGGAGACCGGGCACTGGGGGGCGGTGGGGGCATAACTCTCAACGGCCCCGTGACCATCAAGGCCAACAACCCCGCCGAATTCGAGGCATGGGGCCGCGCCAAGATGCAGCAGACCCAACTTAGAGGGGCGGTACTCCCATGAGCCTACGCTTTGTTGAATCCGACCTTA